TAAACTCTTTTCCAAGGCAATCCGAAACTTCTAGGAACATTTATAAATACCGCTTCAATCATTTTATAATTAGGAGTATTTACATCGAATCCTAAAAAATCAAGATTTTCTTCATTCCACCGGCTTTCTTTAATATATTTCTTTACACTTACGTTCATCATTTTGTATATAAGATAACATGATCTCCGAAATATTTATCAAATGTATTTATAAGATTATCATAATCTCCGGTAGTCATTTCTTTACGAATAGCTTTAGCATCAAGACCTAATTTATCTGCTAAACTCTTTGCTAAGCCAATTAGATAAAATGCATTACCATTAGGACCAGTTAAATCTACTTCAATTTTTTGTTTCTTCTTATCACTAATTTTCTTGATCATTGTATTCTACTTTAAAATTTTTAATGAATTCATATTTCAGGAACTTTTGTTTCTCAAATCCACTTTCTTTGAAATTTAAGAAAAATCCGTATTCTTTGAATATGCTAATTGGAATGATATATTTATTAACTTTATCTACTCTTAAATAAATATTTTGAATATCTAAGAATGGATCATTTAGAATTGTCCAATTAAATCCAAAGCTTTTAGATGCTCGGTGAAGATGTTTCTCAGAGTCTCTTATAACATAGAAGCTTCTGCTTTTAAAATAAAGATTACCAAGAGAACGTTTTTTTGATTCTTTTTTAAGTTTCAAGAAAACACTAGCACCAACATCAACACGATCTTCATCAGTAAAAATCCTCATAAGTAGATCATTTCCGGAGTTATCAGATTGACCTATAATTCTAGATTGAACTATCATACAATTGTTTTTTTAAGTTGTGAAGCAATTTTGAATTCCTGAGCCCATTTCAAATCATCATAATTTGCTGGGACATTAGGTGGTTCAATAGTCTTAAACTTGTTTAGATTAACAAATGCAGGTTCACCTTGGATTCTTCGTCCATAAATGAATTCTTTAATAAGATTAATGAGATTTTGTTTCATGGTTTGATAAATTTATGGTTTTTATGGTTTCGTTAAATATACTAACTTTTATCGATTCCGAGCACATTTTTGCCCCTTTTTTAATAAAAATTAACATATTTTAACATATTAAAGAAAGCTTATATATTAATAAGATTTTAGGCATAATTGAATACCTTTTAATAGCTCTTTTTCTTCTCCATCTAACTCTTTTCTAAACTCTTTAAATCTAAAATGTGACTCAAGAATTAGAAGCATTTTTACAGAAGCGCTATAAAAATCAGACTTTGTTCTAATTGCTGGATCTTCTTCGTTTTCAATCATATTAAACTCATGCTCGGAAATTGGCTTCCATTCATTATTTGCTATAGAATTCATATAATTAAATACGGATACTGGCATAGACTTATCTTTTGATCTTTTAATATTTTTTGTTTTTTTAGGCTTTGGATTTGGCTGTGCTTTTGTTTTAGAACAAGAAGCAGCATATAAATTAATTTGATTCCTTATTTCATCTAATGTTAAATCAAAGATTTTATCGGTTAAAGACAAGTATCCAGCTTTCGGAAAAGTTATATAATTTAATTTTTTTAGAACGGTAATAAAAGATCCACTTATTTGAAAATGTGTATGAAATTGTTTATTATTAAATTTTCTAGCTTCTCCAAAAGTGAAATTCTCTATTAAATGATTAATTGCTTTTTCTATTTTGATCTTAGTTATTTCAGTTCTTTGTTGTCTGTTCATGATTATTTTTTTTATAGGTTTTAAAATAGGATTGTAACTCTGTCAATTTTATGAAATACAGGATTGCCAACTTTTGGCATTAAAACAAACTTAGGCAAACTTCTTTCGCCATACCAAGTTTTACCATTTCTTGACTTATGATAAGTAATACCTTTAAAAAGCATTTCTAATTGATCATCATTCCAATATCCATACCAAACAATAATCTTTTGAATTGAAGCATCAATTAATCCTTTAAATTCTGTGTCTCTGATTGTAGCTTTCTTGTCATTTACAGAAGCTAAAATGTGTTTAATTTCCATTTTTGTGTTTTTAATGTTTTTTAATTGGTTTCATTTGATAGTGTCTTTCATATATGTGCATGTTAGCAGCATAATGATAATAAGTCCCGACAGGAATTGATAGTTCTTCAGAAACTAATTCTTGGAGACGCGAAAAACAATATTGATCATTACAAAATCCATATACTAGATCATTAGATCTCATCAAAACTTGCATATACAACTTTTGATTTCTTATATGAAAATTGATAGCGTATGTACAAGGAGTGTCTTTTGAATAAAGATCAATCTCTTTGCCATCATAAATAGAAATACTAGCTCTTCTGGTGTTCGGATCTTTTCTAAGCAAGTCAATAACTTTATCTAATTGATTAGATCTTGACCACTGATAACCGTAATTGCTATTTACATTTCCATTTTCGTCCATCATTGTAGACCATATCTTAGCTTTTTTGCTAATTTCTTCCGCATTAGGATCTCCGGATAAATACCATTGAAATTCTTCTTCGGCATAACTAGGTTTCCATTTTCTCCAAGAAGTAGTGATATTTCTGTCTAAAGGATCTACTATTTCTATTCCTACGTTGTATAAAATTTTTGTTCCATTCATTTCAGCATCATAGTTTTCCATGATAGCGTCATAAACATCTTCAAATGCTTCATTGGCATTATAATACAATTTGTTCAACATAGATATTTGCTTTTTTTAGTAAATCAATTCCATCTAAATTCCTGTAAGCTTCAATGAAATAAACTTGTTGTATACCTGACTGTATGATCAGCTTTGAACAATCAAAACACGGACTCATAGTACAGTATAAAATAGCTCCTTCACTTGAATAACAAGACTTTGCGCATTTAGTAATTGCATTACTCTCTGCATGTAATACATCATTCTTAGTAGTATTATTACATTCTTCACAGTTATTATCAAATCCTTTCGGAGTTCCATTATAACCAAATGAAATAATATTACCGTCTTTCACAATGATGGCTCCAACTTGTGCCCTTTTGCAATAAGAAGCTTTTGAGACTTCTCTTGCTAATCCTAAAAAAAAATTATGGCTATTTTTCATCTTTTACGAATGTTCCATTTATCATTTTACCAGATCTTGCAGCAATCACTGAATATGCAGAATTAATACAATCTTCAATTGTAGTATTTCTAAATTTCAATTCTTGTACATTAGATTCTAGTTCTTTAGGTATTGCAGCTAATTCAATTAAATTAGTAAGAACAACAACGCAATCTCCGACCGCATCAATTGTTTCTTCAGGATCAGACTTCAAAATAGCTTTTCCTAATTCTCCTACTTCTTCAATCAATTTAAGCATTTGAGTTTTAGGATCTCCCTTTTCATAAAGTCCTCTTTGTCTTGCCCAATCTCTTATTGGCTCAAACTCATTACTTAGCTGCATTTCTTATTTGTTTAGCACTTACTAACTTTTGTTTTCCGTTTAGTTTTACAGTGTGAAATGTTTCACCTGTTTTAGGATATACATAATCTCTTACATATTGTCCGGTGTGGATTTCTCCGTGTTTATTTCTAAAGGTAATGTCTTGACCTACTTGAAATTGTTGTGTTGCAACTGGTTGTTGCTCGGTTTTTACTTTTTTAGTTTCCATAATCGTTTTTTTTAAATTGTTATTGTTTTTGTTTTAATACCCATAATGTGTTTCTAGAATGTTCAGGAAACATTGGAGCCATCAAATTTGAAAGAAGGTTACTGTCATAATACTCATTAAGAGCTGAATACATCTTAGCTTGCCAATCAGAAAGCTTTGGCTTATAATCTCTAACAGATGCAAAAGTTCCGAACTTTTTTTCTACAGTGAAATATTTTTCTATATGTTGTTGTAATTCATCATGAGCAAACTCATGTATAGCAATGCCTCTACCATCTCCGGAATCATATGTATGATTTCCAGCAGCACCTACTTTCTCATCATAGTTAGGTGTAGATAAATAATACTTGGCATTTGAATGTCCGCAAGATCTGAAATTCAATAAGAACTTATCGATATTTTGTTTGCCTACATGTTCAGCTACTTCAAAAGAACAAACTTTATCAGCATTGAAATTAAAATCCATAGTAGGAATGATAAGATCTTGATCATAAAATTCTGCCCAAGTTACATTTTGATACTTTTCTTTAGCTTGCTCGATAGTTTTTTTACGAATATCAAGCCCTACAAATCTTTTACATTTAAATCTATTTCTATAAAGGACTTCAAGAAGATTTCCTTTTCCGCAACCAAAATCAACGACTGTATCATCAATCTTAGCTTCTTTAAGAATATGTGTCCATCTTAAATAATGTGCAAATTGATCTCTATGAAACACGTGTCTTTCAAAAGTTGTTTCCGGATCTAGGTCGGTAGTGTTGTACTTTTTCATGTAGTGATATGGTTTTTTTATAAATAATTAAAAAGTTAGAGAGCAAGTTACATTATCTTTTTCTGCTATAATAAAATTGATATCTTTTTCAAATTTTATTTCAAAATCTAATTCTTTTAATTTATTAAGTAATTCTTTTGTAACATGCCCTTGTAAACGTAATTCACGTTCCCAAATAGCTATGGTGTAAAAATCATTTACGTCAAGGCCTAATGTTAGTAGTTTTTCTAATTGTTCTTTCATGGTTTTATTTTTATTTGGTTTTAGAATTTAAATAGTCATTCATCGAAGCTAAATAAGCGATAGCATCTAGAATATTGTCTTCTTTATGATTATAAGATTGTCTTGATAGTTTTAAAGCAATCAAAGCTTTGTACATGTCATCGGCAGTAGCATTTTTACCGGTCATTCCTGAATAAATACTTGCCGCTCTTTCCATGCCTTCGATGAAAGGACCATATTGTCTTTCTTTTTCTTCAGCTCTTTCATAAACTATTTCATGAGCTTTTTCAATTATGTTTTTGTTTTTTTCTTTTTTCATTGCTCTGTTTTGTAATTATTTAATTCTTTGATCTTTACAAGAAGCTTTTGTTTAAATCTATTATCCGATACCCAATCAGCTTCATCAATAAATCTTATATGCCTTTCATTTAATTTGTTACATCTATGAAATAGCACATATTTAATGTAGGCGTAAGATATATCATAACATTGAAATAAAAATAGCTTTAGTCTCATTTTTTCTCGGTTATAGATTAATTACTGGTATTACGTAATCATCTGATTCTTCTTTTTGATAAAATAAAGCTCCGGCATTATTACCTTCATCGTCCATAGAAGGATAGACCAAAGTACCGTCATCAAGTTTGAATAAAATAGATTTCGCGTACCAACCTAAAGAATTTTGCTCTTCATCGGTTAAATAACGTACTTCAACAATTTTTCTGTTTAATAAAATGGCTTTAGCTTTTTCTGCGCATTTTTGTTCAATCGTGTTTTTAATGTTTTCCATGGGGTTTGTTTTTTAATGATTATTTGTTTTGGTTATAGTTTTGGTTGTAGTATTCTTCTCCGT